GTAATTTATCTAAACAAGTTAAATCAAGTCTGTCATCTTAGGCATTATTCTTTTCAGCATTCAAGATACCTTCATAAGTAAGTCTCACAATAGAGATATCATTTTGTTCGATTCCAATCTTAAGACGACTGGACACGGTAGTTAATAGCTGCCTAAGCTCTTGAATATCTTGATACAGCAATCCAAGGTGCTGACTATAATTAATCAGCTCACGATATTCTTTTTGTTGCACAATTGCCTCAATAGAGTTTTGTTTTACATAACGCTCTAAATGAATTAATAAAGTAAGAAACAAAATGAAATAAAAGAGCACTATGATTGAACGAGCAGTCGTTGTAGCAAGTCCTGATAAAGAAGGCGACATCACATCTATCCCTTGGACACACAAGTAATATAGAGCCATCGAAGAGTTAGTAAACACTAATAGTTTACTAGCTCTATGTGATTGAAAATATTGGCGCCAGGTTGAAAAATCGAAATGAAAAACTTGAATGCAGCGATAAATCAAAAAAATACTAAAGCAAGTAATGCTGTAAATCAGTAGTGTATTATGTTTAACAACTGAATAAGGCATACCAAACAATGGCATAACAAAAAATACAATAAATCGCTTAACCAAACTAATAGACACTAGTGGAAAAAAGGCATAAAACATTAAAAACTTAGCTTTTATTGATTTACCATAGTATAGGGCTATAAGCGCAAAGAAAAGAAACTGAGCCAACATCACAACATCAAGGATGAAATGGTCTGGAAAGAAAGCCCAAAAAACTACTTGAAACAAAACCATACTAAGTGATAAATAAAAAATATTTTTCAGGCGAAGCGGAATTGCACTTACAAAGCTAAAAAGCTTTAATGTTAACATAATTTCAATAATATCTAAAAATATAAATCCTAAAAATTGAAGAAAATCTTCTAACATTTATCCTTCTCCTTCTCGTTCAAAATATGTTATCACATCTCGATTTTCTTTTCATTTCGAACTCCGTAATAGATAAACTGAGCTTTTTCATTTTAATCATATTCTTTATTTTATCATAAGTTCTGTCATTCTAACAGTTAAATTACGAAAAGCTTGATTAAGTAACTTTTCTACATTCCGATCATTTTACTGGTTATCAACTTAGATTTATCAGTTGTTGATCTCATTATAAAAAAGTGTTGCATTTATCTTTAATATCTAACACATAAAGACTCACACAGCCTACAGTTTTTGCAAAGGTTTCTTACAGCTTAAAAGATTAAATCAGGATAAATCCTCTATATCATCGTTCATATTAGCATACTAAAATAACTTCTGGTAATGTAACCTCCTGACCACTCAGTTTTCTAATTTATAGCAAAAAACAGCTTTTTTTCAACAACCAATTACCCTAATATTGTCTGTGTGTACTTGCTCTTCAAATAGACCCTACTTAGAGACAAACTAACAAACTTTTTTAACCATGAATGTTTCTAAAATAAACATAGAGTTATCAATAATATGACTATCCTTAGTAAACCGTTTTTGACATCCCTACTATGTCAAGCTATTGCTCAAACCCATTACCTGAGCTTATAAAACTTGAGTTGTTATTGCCACTCAATCATACACGTTTTTGTAACTTCACGACAGCCTCGGTCCTAGCTGTATGGGGGAACATGTCTACACTTTGGATATAGTGAACATCATAAACCTTTGTTAGCTGCACCAAATCGCGGGCCAAAGTGGAGGTATTACAAGACACATAAACCATCTGTTTAGGCTGGTAATGAAGAATCGTTTTTAATAATTTATCATCTAAACCAGTTCTTGGTGGGTCCACAATGATGGCATCCGCGCGGTAACCTTGTTTATACCATTTAGGAATAATATCCTCTGCCTTCCCTGCCTCATAGTAAGCGTTATCAAAACCCATGGCTTTGGCATTTTTTTGTGCATCCTCAATCGCTTCTGGGATAATATCCATCCCCCGCACAGACTTGACCTTCCCTGCAAAAGCAAAGCCAATCGAGCCAACCCCACAATAGGCATCAATAATATGATCTTTGCTCCCTACATCCAAGGCCTTCACCACCTCACCATACAAAACTTCTGTCTGCTGTGGATTAAGTTGGTAAAAAGCTCTCGGTGATAACGCAAATCCATAATCTAAAACTTCTTCATGAATCGCCTCTTGTCCCCATAGAATTTCCGTTTCGTCCCCATAAATCTCACTCGATTTAGAACGATTACTATTCAAGGCAACCGTTTTAACCTGAGGAAATGCCTTAGTCAATTCGCCAATGAAATTCGCTAACCGAACTTCTTTGCTACTCACAACAATAATCTGTACCTGATCACTAGCCTGTGCCTTACGAACCATTATCGTCCGAATCCCAGCAATCTTGCGCTCATTGTAAATGGGCAACTTGTACTTGTCCACTAACTGCGTAATCTTATTGATAATATCTTGCGTTAGTTGATCCTGTACCAAGCAATTGTCAATAGGAACCAAGCGATGACTTCCCTGGGAAAATAAACCAGCCTTGACCGTCCCGCCAAATGATCGCAACTGAAACTGCAATTTGGCCCGATAGTGATCTGGCTTTTTCATTCCTAAAGTCGGTCTAATCTCAAATTGTTCATAGCCAGTTGGTTTGAACTTTTTAAGGGCCTGCCTAATCACATCATCTTTGAAATCTAGCTGTTTAGGATAGGCTAGATGCATGATTTGGCAACCACCACAAGTTTCATAAACAGAACAAGCTGGTTTGACACGATTCTTAGAAGCCTTGTTTACCGTTAACAGCTTGGCCTCTGCAAAATTCCGTTTAACCGCCGTGATTTGGCAAAAAATATCTTCTCCCTTTAAAGCACCAGGGACAAATACCAAAGTTTTCTGATAAAAACCAATCCCCTCACCGTTAATTCCCATTCGCTTAATTTTTAAAGGAATTTTCTGTTTAACCTTTACGACCATCTCTTCCCCTTAGTTCCTCTAATATCCTAATCTCACCACCAAAAGCATTCACAAGCAACACATTTTTAGCAGTATTTTCATCTTCTATTTTACCATTTTTGATATAATCAAAGTATAGATAAAACTCCTAAAATTGTGGCTTTACAATGTCGTTCCTCGACTATTCCCCGACTTCTGGACGAGGTCTTTTTTATTTGTCTAATTCCACCATCACGTCTTCCACTCTCTCTACCGTCACAACTTCATCATCTCTCACTTTTTCGTGTGGTAACACATAATCAAATATCTTTCCGTTTTTACGCACTATCGCTACTGTGTCACCTAAAATATACCCCTTATCAATCGCTTCTTTAAACTCATCTATATATAACATATTTCATCCTCCTACCTATCTATTCGTAAAAAGATAAAAATAACTATTGTTTTGTTTGTTATTTTATAATAAAATTATTAATATAAGTTAATGTTTTTTAAAAATATACAATTTTATTCTATTTATAGTTAGCTATTTTTTCATTGTTAGTAATATTGGTGAATTGTAATAACCTTTTTAAATCTAGAGGAGAACCCAGATATAAAATGGAGGAATATTAATGGAAAACAATAAAAAAGTATTGAAGAAAATGGTATTTTTTGTTTTAGTGACATTTCTTGGACTAACAATCTCGCAAGAGGTATTTGCTCAACAAGACCCCGATCCAAGCCAACTTCACAGATCTAGTTTAGTTAAAAACCTTCAAAATATATATTTTCTTTATGAGGGTGACCCTGTTACTCACGAGAATGTGAAATCTGTTGATCAACTTTTATCTCACGATTTAATATATAATGTTTCAGGGCCAAATTATGATAAATTAAAAACTGAACTTAAGAACCAAGAGATGGCAACTTTATTTAAGGATAAAAACGTTGATATTTATGGTGTAGAATATTACCATCTCTGTTATTTATGTGAAAATGCAGAAAGGAGTGCATGTATCTACGGAGGGGTAACAAATCATGAAGGGAATCATTTAGAAATTCCTAAAAAGATAGTCGTTAAAGTATCAATCGATGGTATCCAAAGCCTATCATTTGATATTGAAACAAATAAAAAAATGGTAACTGCTCAAGAATTAGACTATAAAGTTAGAAAATATCTTACAGATAATAAGCAACTATATACTAATGGACCTTCTAAATATGAAACTGGATATATAAAGTTCATACCTAAGAATAAAGAAAGTTTTTGGTTTGATTTTTTCCCTGAACCAGAATTTACTCAATCTAAATATCTTATGATATATAAAGATAATGAAACGCTTGACTCAAACACAAGCCAAATTGAAGTCTACCTAACAACCAAGTAACTTTTTGCTTTTGGCAACCTTACCTACTGCTGGATTTAGAAATTTTATTGCAATTCTTTTATTAATGTAAAAACCGCTCATTTGATGAGCGGTTTTGTCTTATCTAAAGGAGCTTTACCTCCTAATGCTGCAAAATTTTAAATGTTGGATTTTTGTATTTGTCTATTGTATTTGATGGGTAATCCCATTTTTCGACAGACATCGTCGTGCCACCTCTAACACCAAAATCATAGACAGGAGCTTGTAGCTTAGCAACTATTTTATCGTCGACTTCAACGGCGACTCTATCAACTCGACTCCAATTTACGCCGTAAGCCGCAAAATCTCGATTGTAATCAATAATGGCAGAGTCATTTAGCTTAGATACACTAGCATCTACGTACGCTGTAATGTTGTAAACTTCCTGAGGCTCTGCTGATTGAGACCAAATGACCTGATTATTACAAATAACGCGAGCTATTGGCAGTCCATCAATCGTGATTGATTGATACAAAGACTTGTTTTTGAGCGGAGGTTGCTCTGGTGGCTTCGGCTGTGGTACGCTAGTATCTGGTTTTGATGATGATTGATAATTATACTTATTAGCTTTATACACATCAGCCTGTGTGCTAGATAAGATTTTATAGATGTTAACATCTCTACCAGATTCAAAACTATACTTATCGTGTATAGATATATAATAGCTACCTATTTGTGTGTCCTTATCCCAAACCAGCTTTGCCTCTACTGTTTGCTCTATTAATCGATAAAAAATTTTATCTGGTATCTCTTGTACTGACATTACTTACCTCCAGAGCGTTCAAACACAATCATGCCAGTGGTGTCATAAGGGACTTGACCGTTTGGGACTATTTTGACTTCCAAAAACGCACCTGTTTGCGAGTCCTTAATTTTACCTAAATTAACAATATCATCCTTACTCGCGAGATTAGTCACTTTGTTATCTACATAATCTTTTGTTACAAGGTCTTTTGAGAGTTGTGATTCGCCAATATATCTCATAGCGGCCTCCTATCCAGTAATTGTCACAGTATACTGATTTTGCGTTAATACTTCTGCACCTGTTGCGATTAAGATGCTATTTTCGTCTGTGACTTTAATATCTGCGTAGACGATTGCATAAGGGAAGTTAGTCTCTCGGATAGTGACGTTAACATCACGAGTTTTTAGGTTGTGTGTGATTGTAAATTCTTTAGCTCGTGCATCGCCAAACGTTTTACTAAATTTTTTGGCTACATTTGAGATTGCTGCGAGACCTTTCGCGTTTTGTTTAATAAAAGTTTCTAGCTCTTTAAACGTGTTGTAATCTTCTGATGCACTATCAACAAGTCCGGCTACTTTTTGGTCAGCATACACCTTGGCTTCTTGCAAAGCATCTTGTGACTCCCGAGTCGCTGACGCTTTGTTAGTCGCAATTTCAGCTAGTTTATCTGTAAGCCCTGTAATTTTATTTTGGTTTACAGTAACGCCACCAGTATCTTCGTTTAAAGCGGTCGCGATAGCTTGACCAGTCATAGACGCTTGATTAATTGCTTCTTCAAGTCCATCGACTTTTGATTTATCGATTTTGGATTTACCAGAATTAATAAGGTCAACAATGCTATCAGCTGTTTGTTGATCTAAAGCAATCCAAGACGACCCGTTATAGATTTTAAGCTTATTATCGACACTGTCGTAATAAAATTGACCAGATTTTGGCTCTTGCGGTTCTGACCCTAAATTTTGCACGACTGCATTTTGCAACTCGTTTTTATTAAGGTTAATATTTGTTAAAAATGTACTCATGTAATCTCCTTTAATTTAAAATGGCTTTGCCAGCAAATGGCGCTGAGAACCTAACGATGATTTTTGATGTGCTAATGTATTCGACACTTCCAAAAACCTCATTACCTGCACTATCAACAATCGTCACAGACGGATATTTAAGCAAATCATGCGTAATAGTCCATTCTGTTTGTGGGGACACTTGCTCAAATAGATGCTGATTTTGAGTCACTTTTGATTTTAAATATTCAATATCAGCTGATAGTTTTTGGATAGTCGTGTCTGTGACTAAATCAGTGCTAACGACATATTTTTGACCAGAACGTCTCACATCAAGCGTCACGCTATCGTCAGATGGGAAAACATAACCAGCGCAATGCACCTCAATGTAGTACGTCCCGATTTCCAAAATTTTATCAATCGTAAAATCAACTTTGTTATCAATGACGTCAGTTGTTTTGGTTAGATAGGTTTTGCGATTACGTGTAAAGTAAATCGTCGCTTGTTTGCCATTTAAATCAATAACGTTGTTGTTTTCGTCCAACAAATTAAAACTAAAAAGTGACGATGTATCACCTTGTTTGATAACATCGCCACCGTCAACCTGTTTAAGGTTGGTTGAGTTATATCCCATATAACCCCCTTTTAATAAAATTTACAATATGGATTGACATTGTAATCGCCATCAGCGTCTCCAACAGCCATATAATTTCTCATGCCAGATGCACCGACATAAGACACCCAAATATACCCATCGCCAACATAGACAGAATCATAAGTTCCTGTCATGCCGTATTGGTAACAAGCTACAATCTCGCCATTTAAGCTTGGTTCACGGCGAACGTTTAGCGCTGGGATCATAGCCTCAAACGTTCCGACCTCGTCTTTTAATTTCCGGAATCCTGATGGCACTTGTGATTGTGATTGCTTTTCAGATGACACGTTGCTATAAGGTGGTCTAATCCAACCGACAATATAACCGTCACCGTCTGAAAACGCACGAGTGACATAGCGTGCTGGTCCACCAACTTGAAACTGATCGTTAATGCCATCACCGTTATTGTCTGAGTAGCCATCAACATTTTGCTCGATTGTTTGGATAGTGTATCCGTCGCTATCAGCAATGACCAGTCCTGTATGCCCATAAGGATGTCCGTAAGTAAACATCACAAACAAGTCCCCAGCTTTGGGATTTATTCCAGGGGCGTCATAGATAACCTCTAAACCTTGCGCTTTTGCGCTGTCTAGCAAGTCAATCGCATTCCCCCAAAGCGTTACGCCAAAAAAGTTGGTTGTTGTCACATCAGCACATTGCCAGCCCCACGCAAGGTCGGCATCATAACCTTGATTTGTATCAGCTAATCCACGCCAATAGCTAATTACTTCGCTAACTGTTGCCATATTATTGATCTTTCCAACTGTCGTTCATGCGTTTAACAGCCGCTTCAATAAAGACTTCCATTTGTTTGTCTGACAAATAGACATTGTGTTTAGACAGTTCGTCACGAACCGCAATTTTAGCTTCTGTCAGTTTTTCAATGCCTTTGATGTCTTTGTCATAAGCAATCTGCTCAACTGCTTCCACGGCATTGCGAGCCACAATTTCGGCGATTTTGACCGCTTTTTCTCCGCCCTTTTTAAGCAAATAATCTTTGACTAACTTGACTACAATACCTGCAAAGATTGTCAAAATTGATAGGGCTGAGCCAGTGATAACTTGTATTAATTCTTCCATTATTTTTTTTCCTCTTTCACTTTCCAGAGCGTTTTTAGCTGCTCGTCATGACTAATAAGTCTATCTTCTACGATTCCGATTCTGATTTCGTGTTGATCTTGGACCTTTTGTAGTCTGTCACGATGGTTTTTGGATTCTGTCCATTTAAAATTGTTGTCTTTTAAGTCGTCAGATATTTTGACGATAGCACTTTCCAAGGCTTCCATAGCCTTTTTATTATTGTCTAAAACGTGTTTGACAGGTGCAGACACCCATTTTAAAAATACTATTATTGCAGTAAGCGCTACACACCATTGCGCAAATAGTGTAACATCTATCGTCATATAAGGCCTCTCGTTATTCTGTTCCGATATTCCCTGATTCAACAAGCTGTTTTACTTTGTCACGATATTTTTTAGGTACATCTTCTAAAGTAATCCAACCAAACTCAATTTGCATTGCGAAATAATTAATCATCATGATATATCTCCTTTTAATCCATTTTTTCAACAGTTTCATCATCTGTTGTTTCCTCTTCTTTTGCTGCGATAATTTGATTTAAAATTCCAGTCGCAAATTTAAGCATATTTTCACCCTTTTCAATGGTTGCATCGAGTTTAGCAAACTTTTCGTTTAATGCTTTTTGTGGTTTTAATTGTTGATAAATCATCTTTTCGCAAAGTGTCATAACCTCGCTTTGAGGTTTGTCTAAATATTCTTTGGGTAATGTCAACGGGATATGCCAACCAGCGTGATCATCAATCCCGTCAAGCATCACCTTCGCACCAGATACGGAACCATCAGGCATTTGTTCTGGGTAATTTGATGTGATAACTAACATAAATTCTCCTCTAAGCTGTTCTCAGCCAAATGTACGTTGTGATGTATGGTTGTAAGTTGTTATGTGGTTGATCACCTCCAGAAGACTTGTTAAAAGCGTTTATTTGATTGTAATCTGTTGATTTATATAAACCAACATTTGTATTGTCCCATCCAGCATTTGATGAGATGGGTCTACCACCCGAGCTAATAGTCTTATCCCCGTGACTGTGACTTGGCATCTCTTCGTTGGTTAATGTATGAGTCTTGGCTCCACCAGTTTTACCAACGTAATTAAATTCCGTCTCGTTTTCGGAGACCCCGACAATAGTCCTACCTTGTGCATATCTTTGCCAAGTGCCGCCGATAAATGTTGATGGATTGGCTGATGATGTGCTCATGTAAATAGCTCCGACAGGATAAACCATGTTTAAAATCTCTGTCTTGTCAAACGACGGTTTAACCTCTGTATTATTGACAAATAACTTACCGCTAATATAAGCATCTCCTTTAGCGTCAATAGCACCCTTTTCCCAAATTTTTTGGAATCCGATGCCATTTTTAGCGATTGACATCACAACTGATTCTGTTCCGACGTCAAACGTAAACTCTGTGCGACTAAATTTGTCAGACAAGATACCTTTGACGGTATAAGACTTTGTCGGCGAGAAAGCACCATAAAGATTGGCAGACGAGTTTACCAAACTAGAAACATTTGCCCATGCCCCACTTGCAGAGCCGTTATTAGCAGAAAAATAACTAGAACCTAATTCTGCAACACTAAAACTAAGCGTCATGGTATTTTTTTGTGTTCCGAAAACACTTAACGGAGCGATAGACACTCGTCTTGTAACTGTTAGCGTGTCAGAACCATAACCAGACCTTGCGACATCAAACGACAAAGCTGGCGGAAAGTACTTGAGCACCGTGACTGTTTTATCCACGGGTTGCGATTCACGACCTCGACTGTCAATAACCTTTGCTCTGATGGTAATCTGTCCGTCATACAGCATATTCCCCAGTGTTCCGCCATTTTGCTCAGTAGACTGACCTTTACCGACAATCTCAGCATAATAGCCTTTGATTGTCGAACCATAAGAGCCACTTGCCGATTCAAAATTGACTCTAATGTCAGAGTATACTTGGATAAAATAATCCGCACTTGATACTACGTTGCCTGCAACGGTATGAGCATCACTCAAGCTAATACTTGATAATGTTGGCTTCATACTGTCTGGTACAGTTACGGTAAATGGCACTTGTTGAGTACCAGTTAGCGTTGAGTCATTGTAGGTATCTACATAGATAGTGCCGCTACCACTTGTTGAGTTTGGGATGTCACTAGCAAAATCAAGAGGGATAGTCCAAACGGCGGAAGTATCCACATCGCTTGCAATAGTACCTGTTTTATTACCCCACTGGTATCTCAAGTTGTGCTTAAAACTAGAGCTTTGTCTATTGATGTTGATAGTGATGGCACTGCCAATAGTACCAGAAGAAACAACAACGGAGCTTGAGCGTGGGATGGTAGTAAGTGTAAAAGTACCACTACCAACAGTCAAAGTACCTGGAGACCATCCACCAGAGCCGCTAAAGCTAGCGATAAATCCAAATGATTTAGTACCATCAGCATTATGATTAACTGTTATTGTTCTATCGATCAGAGAAATTGTTGAGTTATATCTAAGTACTGATGGTGAGTCTGACCAGTCTATCCGCTGACCGTTTAAGTCAACATATGCAGAACAACTATATTGAGTAAAAGTTGTTGTTGTATTTAGCAAATCAAGTTTAACTCTCACTTGGCTACTGTTTGCTAATGTATTTTGGGATACTTGATCAATCGTAAGTTTAATACGGTAACCTCTATCATTGTTTGACCAAAACTCTGCCAATTAATCACCCCACAATCGTTTCGTAATATCTTGTAACATTTATGTGTTTATCTACCCCATCAACTTTGTACATCTCCTCGCGAAAATGTCCAACTTGCAAAGTAGCCACAAACATACCATTATCAATTTTGAGCATACCACCAGTAATCGAAGCGACTTCTGCGCCAGCTGAGTAAAAGGCAATACGGTCTTTGGCAACACGCACGGAACTTGTACCGTCTTTAGAGCCGATAATAAGTCCCTCTTCAGACGCTGACATATAATTGTCAATAAAATTCCATTGCTCTTTTAAGTCTAAGATGTCGTTGGTTGCTTTGATAGCCCGTTGACTAGCTGTAATAAGGTCTTGCTCTGATAACTTTTGGCTAGCATTCATTGCCGCTATTGCAGACTGTACTTGCTTTTGTAAGCTAGCTAAAGCGTCGATGCTAGCCTTTGCTTGTAACTCAGCGTTGGCAATAGATTGTAACTCGGCTAATTTATTGATTTGCTCGATGGTCAAATTCTGGTCTGCTTTGCCATCAATTTTATTATTGATGTCTTGTAGTTGCTTTTCATCTAAAGCGCCAGGAGGTCCTGATGGTCCCATCTCCCCACGTTTGCCTTGCTTGCCATCTGAACCTTTATCGCCGTAAACACCAATAATAGCCGGTGTAGTCTCTTTTCGAGTGCCATCTGAATAAACATCAACGTGATAATACCAATGATATTTATTAGTCTCAGTAATTTCCTGAGGCGTCTTAGTCCAACCAGATGTTGCAGATGTGACACCTGTACGATTTGGTGACGCTAAGTAATAGTCCTCTGTAGAGACAATCCCACGTCCAGCTGGTCCTTGTTCTCCAAGCGAGTTAGTAAACGTAATCTGTTTACTTGCAATCAGCTCATTATTTAAATAAGCCTCAACAGTAATGATTAGAGGTTTATCAGCTGGTACATCCTTAGCGTCAACTGCCAACTGCAATCCAGCGCCGACTAATTGACCATCACGTTTAAATTGATAGCTTGCATCAAACTTTTTGTTACCTTTCCAAAGTTCAGCGGTTAAAATCGTACGACCTTCGCCATTTAAAAACACATTTCCGTTATCTGTCATTAACCGCAAGTCGTAAGGTTTAGCAGCTTCTGCTAGTTCATTCATGCGATCAATTAAACCTTGTGAGACTTTGCTCTCTAAAGCTCTGTAATTATCAAATACTGTCTTATTTTGATTAGGCTCTGTAAACGAGATGTGTTGCTCGCTAACCCTTGCTTCTAAAATTAAGCTTGGCGTGTATTCTGGATCATTGATTTTGATAGTGTCACCAATATCTAAATCACCAATAAAACCAGATACTTCATAGGTCACCGCTGGATAACAATGTTTTCTCAGATCTGCGAGAGCAACAGAGATAAGCTTTTCTTCACTTTCTGTATCAACATCTAAGTCTTTTCGTATCCAATTATCGTCAGTTTCAATTCCTGTAAACGCTGATGGATAAAGCGATTTTGATAAAGGTGCATAGAGCATGCTGTTTTTAACGTAAAATTCGACTTGTCCTGATTTGTTTTTCCACTCACGGTAAAGCGATGGGTTAATTAAAACCTCTTTTTCTTCAGATGTCGTGGCTGTTTCTGGTTGTGGCTGTTCTGCTTGTGCAGTGCCTTCGACACGTCTCCCTTTAACGATTTCTGGCGGGTAACAGACTGTCTGTACAACTGATAAATAAGCGCTAGCGTTATATGTATGCTCTTGGACTGTTTGCACGTTGTTATAGTTTTGCTCTAAGACTGTGAGCGTATCTCCAGATAGAGATTTAACAACAACAGTATGTCCCCAAGCGCCTGTAAAAACAGGACTGCCAGCGTTTGCTCTGATGTTAACAATCGAGCCTGTGATTAAGTCTGCGACTTTATTCGGTTGTACAACTTTCCAGCCAAACTGACCCCAGTTGTAGTCCGTACCAATCTGAGCAGCTGCTGCACCAGCACCAATAAGTCCTCTAAAACTAGTTACACCACCATTTAGACCTGGCCCATCTAATTTCATTGCGTACCAAGCAGCTAACGCATAGCACTGACCAGAGCCAACTCGCTGACCTTTCAGTCCGGTTGCTTCCGCAAGTACCGCTTTTGTTTTAGCAGCTATCTGAGTAGTGTTTTGACTAGTCGAGCCACCATTTTTAAATTGGTTATCGACGTTATCCATAGCGCCGTTATTATTACGGTTAATACCTGCTCTGATGTCTCGCATCAAAGGTGCATAATGATCATATCCAGCTGCAGCATAGTCATATGTTGCACCACCGACTCTAAATAGGCCTTTTGTATACTCGTCAATGGTTAGCTTACCCTTTACGGCATAAATGCCTTGCTCTGCCAAGAGGTAAGTATAGTCTTTTAAGTAGTCATCAACGCTTGCGTAATGGTTATAATGACCACCCTCGGCTCGAGGTTGCCCTTGTGAGACATTGATACCGCTTGGTCTAGTTGTTGCGCCAGTCCAAGTGATGCCACCCCAGTTATTATCGGCTCTTCCGACTGGGGTATCTCCCCAAAATGATTCAAGGTACAGCTGGCTAAAAACACCGGACGGTAACAGCTTGTATTTACTGCATAGGCTTAAAATGGTATTAACAACAGATGATTGCATCACATGACCTGCATAAGTCAAATTACCACCCGACCACAAAACAGACCCCGTTTGCACAGAGCCTTGTTTAGCAGTCGTTGTGGTTGTCGTCGTTGTTGTTTTACCAGTCGGTCTTATAGCATTGTAAATGCCTGTTTTATTAATCTTACGTCTGACACTCTCGATATTTTTGCCATATTGCAAAATAATATCATCTCGTCTACGACCAACGCCCTGATTAGTAGCGTCGTTCTTCTTGTAGACATTCATGACAAACGATTTAAGACTAGAATCGTTTTTAAGATGCGTTACAAATTCTATTTCCGCATCAAAATTATTGGCGATAGATAACAAGCGTTTAAGATTGGTATCTTGACCAGTCCATTCGATTGTGCGTTTTTGGTCGGTTGTCTCATTAGTGCCAATGGTAATAGCACCGTTTTTAAGGATGCCAAACAAATTACAATAATCGACAAAAGACATCTGAGTTGCCGCTTTATAAGGTCCTGCATACTCATTGAGCAACTCGAGATTGAGGTTCTCGCAGTAACAACGTATCTCGATGTCTGTCTCGTCTGTTGTCATTACGTTAAACAGATAAGACTTGCCATTATATTTAAACGACACAAAAGACCTTTCTGTAAGTGTCAGATAGGCTTTCTCTTTGACTGTGTCGGACTTAATTCCTCGCTTATAAACCGTAAACTCAAATGTCGAATTGGCCGTATTTAAATACTGTGAAAATTTGTCGTCATAATAATTCAAGGTGTCTTGCTTATCGTTATCAATATAAGCAACTTTTTCTAAATTTGCGTTGTGGATTGTTATAAGCAATTATAGCCACCTTTCTTCAAAATTTAGCGTAATATCTGGGTTGGCGGTAGACCAACTAGAGGAATAAACCTCTAATGTTGATGTTCCAGGAGGAATTTTAGGAAAACTAAAAAAGCCATCGGCGATGATGTTAGCTTTTGGAATGTTATCAACTAAAACTGTGTCATTTTCGGCATTAATAACGACTTCTGTTCCTGCCCCGAAAGCATTCGGAATATTAAATTCGTACGGTACTTTGTCCTTGCGATAATAAAATCCATCAATATACATGTGAGTTACTAAAGGACTGCCTTGAATAGTGCCGATTGCGATGTGTACCTGTTTAGATTTTTTGCCTTTTAATTCTGGGAATACTCGCTTGTTTTGAGAACCCCACCAAAAAACAGATACAGTGTCATCAGCCCTTGTCATATCAGACCAACCTCTGGGTTCGTTAAAGGGGTTTTGTGTTTCGAAGTGAGTAGCATCAAAAGTCCAACGTAAATCAGTTATTTTATATCCACCTTTTCCATTAGTGACCAAAAAGTTATACTCTGTTTTTGTTCCTAACGTTCTTTTTATAGTTTCTACTCCATATAAAAAATGTCCGTTTTCGTCTGATACCATGATTTTGATAAAGCCAAGCTGGGAAACAGTCCCAACCCAAAAAATTTGTCTCCACCAAAGATAGTCATATAAGCTACCTCCGTCAGGAATATCAAACGTTAACGTTCCAGCATGGTTGCCACTTGGCGCAACACTTCCTTCTAACTCGAGATGTTTTCTTCCCCAGACGGTATTTAGTAATAAATTTTTATCAAGAACTTGTGTCGAGTCATTTAAGATAGCAACATTCTTTTTACCTGCTGTTAAGGCATTGACGATTCTTTCGTCTTTAAAATCATAAGCGACGACCGACTTTTCACGGATTTCAGCGTCTGCTATTTCCCTGTCTCCGACCTCGAAAACGGATGATTTATTTACAAAAGCTAAATAACCATTCTCGGCGTTGTGCTTAACAGTAATGATCGGATGCGCATCAACATTACCGTTGTTTGTAATGTCAATCAGTAGCTTCTTGCCATCTTGTCTGTAATTCGTGATTTTTTTGTATGACACAGAATGGGCCACGCCGTCAGGAACAAGTAATTCCAAGCTCACAAGGCTTAGCCAAGCGATTGGGTCGCTAGCCGATATTTTATTTATCGGTATAGCTAGATAATATTTATCTGGTTCGTCGCTAAAAGTTACTTTGACTTGCTCGTTAACATTAAAAATACCAGCTAGTTTATGTTTTAGCTGGTTTAATGCGTACTCGTTTGTCCTGTCTTTTAAATAAAAGTCAACTGTAATGATTTTTGCGCTAGTTTTAATCTTTTTAATGTGCAATCCGATGAACGGAGCATCATTAGTATCTGCTTGTCGCTCGTTTCCGATGTCGCGATTAATAGACATGATAGTGATGAGGCTAGATAAGTCCACATCATTAAAAGTCATTGTAGCCATCTAAACCTCACCTCTCAATCGTTTTAATGTCATATCTCGACTATTTAGATAATCTCTCATATCTCCGCCTGTCGTTTTAGCGACCTCACGGCCGTTGATATTTAACACAACAGGGCGTTTAACAGCATCGTTAGCTAGTTTCAAAGCACTTTTGGCAATCTCATCATTACTATCCATATAAGCAACACCAGAATTAGCTTTAGCAGATTCTCGAGCGTATTTCATGCTGACATCGTGCGGGACAACGGTTGCCCCGTTTGGCATATGAACTAATTCTCCACGACCGCCCTCGTTAATACGAGCAAAACCGCCTTGCCAGTCAGATGTACCTCTGGCGAGATATGGGATTTTTGGTATGTTGACACCGGGCAGTTTATTGGGTAATGCCAATAACCTTATTGATGCCACCGATTGCTCCGTTGATCAAACTTTTAATGCCAGAAACAACGCCGCTAAAGATGCCACTAATCGTATCCCCAACCTTAGTAAAAATTCTAGTGGCTGTGTCGGCTGCAGCATTCCACGCTTCGGCGAACCATCCGCCAATTTTGCCAACGACATTTTGGATTGACTTGCCAAAACTAGATACACCATCTTTAAAACTTTCCCACATCGCCATGCCGATTATTTTGACTAACTCAAATTTTTGGCCGACCTCTGCAACAATATCGTCCCAAAAAACGACAGCTGCGACAATAGCCGCTATGGCTGCTGCTATGATCCATCCTATTGGCGTCATCATGCCTAAAACGGTTAAAATACCGCTAACAACAGTCATGATATTAGCAATAGCTCCAAAAATAGTCCCGACCACAACAAGGATAGGTCCGCCAACGACAGCTATAAGCAAGAGGTTTTTTTGATACTCTTGTAAAGGCAAATTGTCCCAAATACGCCCCAAAGCCTCTTTGACATTATCTGCAAACACAGTAATCGACTGTATCATTGCTTGCATTTTTGCATCTACGTCACTGCCATCTCCGCCAAGAGAACCCATGAAATCGATTACTGACGCTTTTGCTTGCGAAAATGAGCCGCTAATAGTTTCTGACGCTTCTCTAGCTGTCGTTCCTGTTACGCCTAAATTATCTTGGATAATGTGGATTGCTTGTATAATGTCCGAAAAGTTATTGATGTCAAATTCCATGCCGCTTAGCTTACCAGCTTCGTCCAGCAATCTTTGCATCTCCTCTTTCGTCCCACCAAAACCCAATCTAAGGTTATCTAACATCGTGTAATTGCCTTTAGCAAAGCCTTGATAGGCATTTTGGATTAACCCGATGTTTGTACCAAATTTATTAGCGTTGTCAGACATGTCGACCATGGCAGTATCAGCAACACCGACAGCCTTTGCTGTATCTCCGCCAAGAGATGAAATTAGACTAGCAGAAAAGCTAGTTACTTGCTCCATGTACTCATTAGCAGATACACCAGCTCGTCTAAACGCTGTATTTGCATTTTTTTGCACAGCTTTGGCAGACTTTTTAAATAAAGTCTCAATACCACCAATTGACTGTTCCAGATTTGCATACTCTTTAACAACTGCCGTTATACCAGCAACCGCTGGTAATGTAAACATGGTTGTCATGTTTTTGCCAATAGAGCTTATTTTATCTCCGTAAGCTGACAGCTTGCCAGATATTGCGTCAATTTTAGTGGTCAAACCATCAAAAGAATTGCCAGATTCGTTGTTTGAGTCTTTAATTTTTTCCTTTAATTTTTCAGCTTGTTCTTGCGCTTTTTCAAACGCTTTTTGCATTTTAGAGGCGTCACCTGTTATTTGTACTCCTAAAGTATAATCAGCCATTTTCTGCCCCCTCGCTCGGTTTTGTCATGTTGTTAGCTTGATAGACTAAATCAACCCAATATTTGCCTTCATCAGCGATGTTTTTATTAATGATTTCCAAATGCGCTTCGACGATTTCCATGTTCGCAGGCTGTTGCTGACGTTTCCACAAATCAACAAATTTAGCGCTTTTTTTGCGCATAGCGTTACTGACTGCATTTAGAACAGCGTTGCGCATAAGCTCACTTTCTCGCACCTGTTTATCTTCCCAAGCTTTTCTGATAAAGGCTTTTTCTCGTCTGGTTAATTCCAAAAATTCGGATTTTGTAGTCCCAAAATTGACAAAATAAAAAGCAAAGTCAATATCTTTGTGATACTGACTTGCTAATCTGTCATACTCTACATCTGTGCTATCGCCAGACCCGCCGAGATACTCAAAGTCGACTAAGCGCCGAGGAAGAAAAAAGGGCAATCACGCTGGATTGTGTTGATCACTAGCATATTTACATACGCATAACCTTTTGTATTTAACACTTTAGTAAAAATATTAGAGCCTTGCTCGCTAGACACACGACCGCCTTCTACCGCATAAAGAGCGTTAGCAAAGTACTGACGCAACATAGATAGCGACAACATACCTTTGTTATTCACAATAACATCCATAAACGCTTTACCTGTCAAAGCTTCGACGGTTTCAATGGTTTTTTCGTTGTACTTTAGTTCGTATTGTTTTTCGTCAATAATAATTAATTCTTTATCCATTCATTCCTCTCATTAACTAGGCATAGCCGTTACTTTTTCAGCATCTTCTGATGATAATGTTGATAAATCAATCAATGCTCCATTGCCTTCGAGACTGATTGAGTATGTCATACCATCATCGTAAGGAGCTTCTAGGCTATAATCACTTACCGACGCAAGCCCTCCAAACATGCCTTTTTTGGTTTTACCGTTAATAACTTTAATACAAACAAACTCGCTCTTTTCAAAAGCTTCGCCCAATTGTTTGTGAGTCTCGTCTGACGGCACGTAAAGACCATCATTATCGATAGACCATTCTTTCATGCCAGGGATTTTAGATTTCCATCCACCCTTTGTATCTTTAGACGATACTTCAATTGAGTCAGCCGTACGGTTGATTGTTAACCCTTGCTGACCACTAATAGCAAGTAAATTTGCACCAGTTTTATCAAAGATTGCCAAGATAATGTCTTTACCTGCAATAGCTTTTGTTGCTGATGTGTCAAAATTACAATAAACATTTTGGTCAAATGCCACCATTATTTCTCCTTTTAAACTTTTACTTTAAAACCGTACGAAACCTTGATTTCGTAGGCTACAATTGCATGCATTTCGCCAGTCTCATCCTCTTGTAAGGACTGCATGCCGACTTCTGATTGTCTCAAAATGTCGATTTCTTCTGGCAAAACTAATTCTTCTGTGAGCGCTTCTTCGAGTTTTTCAATCATGTCATAAATAGCGATTTTGCTTTTTCCAGCTTCCGCTATGGCATGTATCCAAACCGTAAACACTTCGCACCACATGACCTTTGTGTCTTCTGGCCGTTTATCCACAACCTCGATAAAATAAAAGGGCGATGGCATGTCTTCTGGGACATGATCATAAGCCATCAACCCTGTCTTATCTTCGATTTTTTGTTTAATTGAGGCGTGTAAATCAACCAGTCCCAACTTTTTTAACATGTCATCTCCTCAATTCGTTTAGCATGTCTTGCCTATAAATTTCACGCTGTTTTTTGACGTTATTAAACAGGTATTTCGTACCATTTGCATAGCCAACCTGTTTGCCGTTGCGGACAATCCTGTGTCCATACTCGACATGAGGTGCATAGTCCTTGATATAACCAAAGTTACCTGTGATAACATCTTTTGATGAGTTTACCTTTTTGAGACGTCTAGAGCGCAATAACTCGCCAGACTTATGCCTTTTAGTGTTTTTACCAATCGGTGTACCAGGAGGTCTTGCTGCTCTGTTAAACATCTCTGTAAGGTTTTTGTTGGCAACCCTATCCCAGCGCTTCTCGCTCATTGACCTTAGTTTTACCTCTAAGGCTGGCATACCTGTCATTGACATCCTCATAAGCGATACCCTTTAATGACGAGTAGTCTCCATCTACCAAGATCTTTAACGGATTCAACTTTGTATTTTGAGCCGTCTATTACAACGTGTGACGCTTGTTTGGCTTCCGCCTTGCTAACTTGATTAGTCAGCAATTTGCGTGCGCTAGACGTTAAATCTCGACCGTATAAGGACACGTCATCAGCCGACCATTCAGTAAAACGACCTTTAGCAACTCTTTTGACAACATCTTTCGTGATGTCGTTGCCGAGTCTGTCTTTTTCTCCCGTTTTTTGCGATGTTACTAAGTCAAAATTAACAAACATCATAAAAACCGCACCACCTTTTTATTCAAGATGGCTAGACGGTCCTTTTTATATGACGCTAACTCCTCGCCATATTCTGCCAAAACGTTTTCAATAAATTTAGTTGATATTGTGTCTGCTTTTTCCGTGTCAATTCCTTCAAAATACATACGACGATACATTTTGACAACAACATCAACAGCGATGGAATTAAAAAGAGGGTTAAAAACGACATCGCCGACTTTTAAATTAATACGGTCGATAGCCGTTTGCGTTAACTCCTCCAATAACTCCTCTTTTAAAGACGTTTCGTCTGCTAAACGGACACGGACACGATCAATAATTGCTTGTTTTGTTTCGTCCATGTCAACCTACTTTCTAGATGTGTGCTTGCAGTAATTCGATGATTTCAGCTTTTTTAGCATTACTTGGGAGTTCGATTCCTAGCTCTGCCGCTTTAGCTTTTAACTCATCCACTTTTAAACCATCTAAGCTATTGCCATTACCTGACACCTCAATAAATGGTTTATGTTCTGTATTGTTGCTAGATAACAAGCTTTCTAAGCGCTCTTTGCTTGGCTCATAGCCTTTGCGAGGAAAGCTGTCGCCAACCTCGTACAAAAAGCTATTGTCAAGCAAATCAAAAAAACGTGCTTTTACTCTATAAGCCATAAGCTACCCCATTAGACGCCTGGTGTAAGAGTTACTTTAACAATCCCGTCAATACGTTCTGGGTACATCAACATACCAGATACAAGCAACGTTTGGATAGTAAGCGTTGTATTTTCTTGGAAGTGATTCATTCCAATGTAGCCGGTTGGATCACCGTAAAGATTAAATTCTTTAGCTAATTCAGAATTATTTGGATTGATGTAAGCAAAGATGATATTTTCTGGTACTGTCGCCCAGATTTCCCCTTTTGTGACATCGTTTGTCGAGATAATGACCGTCCCTGTAAAATCGACAAGGTAAGTCAATCCGAATGCGGTTTGAGTAGTGATGCCAGCTTTAGCGATGTATTCAGCGACATCAAGGCTATTAGCAAACACAATCGCACGCTCTGAACCATAATCTTCAAAGAGCACTTGCAGTTTACCCCAAGCAGAAGCTAAAGCCCCTTGCAATCCTGCACCAAGAGCATCTTGTGTTCCTGTACCTGTTTTAAGAGCAGTCACAAAGTCTGTGCGGATTTTCTTTTGCAACTGACGAACAAGTGCGTTGTCAGTATTTGTTACAGCTTCGTTAGAGCCATACATTTGGATGTCTTCGCCGGTTGTTGCTTTACGATATTTTTTAAGTTCGATTTTTTTCTCAGAGTGTATTTTGCGCTCTACTTTTGATAACGGGATAACTTCGCCTTCTGGGACGTTACCTTCTGCTAATGTGACATCATAACCAGCGTATGTCTTAAGGGTCATACCCTCAGATACCGAGATTTTACGAGTAACCCCGAGCATTTCAAGTAATTTCGAGATATTTTCTTGGAATTTGTTTGTGACATCAATAGTGATAGGGTATTTAAGGTCTGTTGATTTGATTAGATTTTCTTCTGGGTAAGTACGTGATGTTACCATGCGTTAATTTCTCCTGTTTATTGGAATAGGCCGATATTTTCGGCAATGAGTTTTTGTCGTTCCGCAGTATCTTTGACTGCTAAAATTTGTTCTTTTGTCAGTCCAGTATTGCCATTTGATTTTTTAGGTGTTGGCGATTTAAGGCGTTCTTTGACTTCTTTTTCGATTGCTTCGGAAAATGCCTCAGAAAACGCTTCTACTGCATTTTTGGTTTTATCTGCATCAGTAGATACCAATTGCGATAAAAGTGCGTCAGAGATGTTGATATTAGCTTCTGATAGCATTGTGCGAGCAGCACTCTTCATTTCTGACAATGTACGTTCAGCTTCTAGCTCTGCAATGCGTGCTTCAAGTTTTGCTTTTTCGTGCTGTGCTTTTTGTTCAGCATTCATTTTTGCAAGTCTCTTAGCTTCGTTTTCTTTTTCTTCAGTCTCAGCCACCCATTTATTTCGTGCAGTATCAATAGCCTTAGCCACACGCTTGTCAAATTCAGCTTGCTTTTTAGGGTCTGACAAAATATCGTCAAACGTTTGCTCCTTAGCTTCTTCTTGTGCACCAGATTGTTCTAGGATTTCTTCGTTTTCCATTTTTTCCTCCTGCCCCACGCCATTGCTCAAAAGCCCCAGCGCATTGCTTTAGATTTTTATTTGCCTAGTTTTTTGTCATGCGACAGGACATAATAAAAAGCCGTATTGCTACGACTTTGATTTCTAAAGAGGTCGAATTCGTTTAAAATTTATTTTCCCCACTTCCGTTTGTAGTTTTTATTGATGTAGTTAACATCAATTGCAATGTTTGTAATAGCTGCTTGATTATCTAAAGTAGCAGCTTTAACAGACGCAAACTCTTCATTGGTAGCTTGGGCGTTTTGTTGTACAATCGCTCTCAGCTCTGCAATTTGTCTGTTTTGATTTTTAATAGCTTCTGCTTGCATGGCGTTCTCTGCAACAATCATCACAATAGCTGTTTCTAATTTACGTTTTTTCTTAATGCGTTTATTCATCCATTTTTACCTCTCTAAATAATCATCTGGAATAACCATAGCAAACGTGCTGCGACAGTTAGCGTGCATGGGCGGGAAGTTAACCCCAACCTGTCTATCTTTAAGTTTAAATTTATGACCGTCTAATCCTCTGCAAATTGAGCTAGTAGAGCTATCTAAAACCGAGACAAATTCGTACTCCTCAAAGTCGTCACTATCCTCAAACGGTGCCATCATCGCTTGATTATTGACATAAGTCCCTTCCGTCATGATCAGCCGTGTAATATCCGACTGCGAACGTACAGTAAAACGCTCTGACATCTGTTTGACGACTTTATCAAAGCTATCTCCCCTGATAATTGCCGTCTTAAAGTCATTTGTTAGATAATCGACAAGCTTATCTTTGTTAGACCAAATACTTGAGCTAAAATCACCTTTGCCTGTCCAATCATTGTTAACAAACAGCTCAGCGGATACTTTATCCGCTTGGAAACCAATTGTTTTAGCGGTTTCTTGATAACCTTTTTTAAAGGCTGTCGTTAAATGCTTAGTCAATTCCGCTTCTTCAATAGCACCTATCTCTAATTGCTGCATTTTAATACTTAACTCTAGCCCTTGTAGTCTATCTAACTTATAAATAGAGGTTCTGACAGGCATAAAATCAGCGTGTTGTGGATATTTTTTGGCAAATCGCTCACAATCTCGATAAAGCAAATCTTTATCAGCTTTAGATAACTGTTGCAAAAGATTGCGATACTCAATAACGTTGTCTTTTCCATACTTGCTAAAATAAGCCCCTATTTCCTTTTCTAAGGACTTTGCTTCATCAGCGTAATATTTGCTAAGCTTAGTCTGTAAAGCGCGCTCTGACGTCTCTAAATTAGCCCATAGTTGCTTCTGGCGCTCATTCCAATATTGTTGTGGTGTTTTGTCCATTCAGACCTCCTGCTTGTCGGCTAATCAAAGTTGACTTGTCACTATTTTTCCTTTCAATTTCTTTTTGTGGGTTCTCCACAATAGATAGCACACCGACCTGTGTTTCTTCTGAGACAATCCCCGCTAAGTTACCTGCGATTTGAGACTCCTCTAAGAGATTTGCTGGTAGATTGCGAGTAAATTTATACTTAATGCCAATCCAATCTTTAGGTCCTATCTTAGACGTAGGGTAGCTTGCAATAAGCTTATATCTGCGGTTCATCCCGCTCATAAACTTACGCTCTTTTGTCTTAGCTAAGTTATCCATAGCTTGCAAACGATAACGTAAAGCGATGCCGCTAGCTGTACCGAACGATTCATCACTGATATTAGCAACCATAGCAGTCCTAAAAATTAAGTTCTCTAATCGGTCGAGCAAATGTTCTTGCGTTGCATCGGCATCTGGCTTTTGTAAAAACTCAACAGTTAATTGCTGTGCATCGGTGTCTTTTAGATTGATAATGCGGGTGTCTCTAAGAGACTTTAATGTCTCGTCGTCTAACTCAGCACCCAAAATTTTAAGATAAGCGTCTGCGAAATACTCAACGTCATTGGCTTTTTCGGAGATAGCTTTATTAAACGCATTAATCAATGTCACAACACTAGCTAGCAAGCTTTGTCGCTCTTCGTTTTCAACGTACTCAATCATCGGCACGCCATCAAACGGATGTGGCTCACTCTCTCCAATTTCAATGCCTTTTTCGCCGTCTTTGAAATAAGTGATGTTGCTAGCATCTGAATAAGACCCCTCCAAAACGCCGCCCTTATTATAAAAATAGCGCACAGCAAATAACGGCTTTTGCCTAATGGAATCATCATAGACAATAAAAGCTTCAAGCGGTGTCAGATAAGTAATTCCAACCTCTGCATTCTCGTCATTAAAAACTAATTCATAGCCATGTCCGTAAATACTGCAAATCTTTGATAGTTCTGCGTTGTTATCGTCTTGATCATTGTATCCGTCTAATAACTCTAAATAATTGCTGACTTGTTTATTCTCGTGGCTCGTTTGGACTGGCACACCGATAAAATAGCCGTTAAATGTATCAACGATGTATTTTGCAAAATTAACAACCAAGCGATTATCAGGCTTGTATTGCTCTTTTTGTTTTTGTTGCAAAATAGCATGATCACCCTCATATAGCTGCTTATACGCTGAATAACTAAGGTTAAACGACCTGTGTTTTTGGATTAACTCGCTTAACAAATCTTTTGTCATCTCTGTATCTGATGGCACAATAAATAATTCTGGCACTAGATACCTCCTTTAAATGTTTTGACGATGGTTTTAGTCGCTCTCATGTCGTCTGACATAGCATACCTTGTCGCATCTATCGCATGGTTATCCTTGTCTTCTAAACGAGGTTTAGGGTTGCCATCTCTATCGACTTGATAGTCGATATTTTCAAACTCTCGAGCGATATTTGGTGTCCGTTTTGGGTCTATACAGATAAAATCTAAGTCATCTAACCAGCGCTCCCCAAACTCGACAGAATCTGGTCCTTTTTTAACGCCTTTTATCCGTTTGATGCCAAACTCGTTTTTAAGCTCAGCATTACTTTTAGGCTCAGCACTTTCAGCAAACATCTCATCACTCTGATATCCTTTAGTCGTCAACCACTTAGCCAGCTGCCTGTTTGATATCTTCTGACCATAATACTCGTCAATAGCATAGATACCATTTTTCTTTTTATCATAATGCCAACGTACAAAAGCAAGCGGGTCAGTTGCATAACCATAGTCAATACCGTTACGGATATTATCGAAATCGGCTACTTGTTCGTCAGTAATACGTTCGAAGCGTAAGTTGTCAAATGGAACAACACCCGAACCAATGGCCTCTCCTAAATACTCCCAACGATAACGACGTTCTGAACGCTCTCTCGTGGCTTCTGCCTCGGCTATAAACTCTTTGGCAATAAAAGGATTATCTTTATACGTAGATGCGTGTACAAACGTATTAGACGGCTGAAATTGGCTCTCATATTTTTTGTTAACCCAAGACTGTTTACGTTTAGGTGGATTGTATGTATAAAAAAATTTATAAAAAAGACCATCACCGAGTTCCCCACGCAATAGGGAGTTAGTGATAGTTTTGACTTCGTCCTCGGTTTTAAATTCCGCAAGCTCCTCGATCCAACCGATAGCAAAAGGAAAACGACTATCTTTTAAGGACTTGATACGTTCAGGATTTTGTGCTCCTCTAAAGACAATGTAATTACCTCTAGGGATGTACGTTATCCTTAGAGGTGATTTGTTAAATTTAAAGTAACGCTCTAGCCCTTGCTCAGATATAGCCCATTTAATTTGCTCATAAACAGACTGCTCCAGAGTATTATCTGTTTTACGGATACAAACCGCATTGACAGGATACTGTATTATTAACCTCGAGATAATAAAAGCAATATTAGATGATTTACCAGAACCACGTCCGCCTTTGCAAGCGATATTTAGTATTTGAGGATTCCAAGTCGCTTGCACGACAGGCTTAAAACCAATTGGGATAATATCAGCTAAATCAACTACCATTGTCTTGCACCCATGAATTAGCAAGTACGATAGGCTCGTCTATGCTGATTTCCTGCTTGTCTGTCGGTTTATAACCTGCTCGGTCAAGGATATCTTGAGAAGCTTGTAGTCTTACCGATTCTGATTTTGCGTTTTTGCTTAGATTAACAAGCGTTCCAATCGCAGAAAGAGCATATTTGCCAAAAGCTTTTTCTGCGATTTCATCGTTTAATTTATTCCAACCCGATTTATCTTCTGGGTCATTTTCCCAATTTCGTAGCTGTCTGTCTGTGATACCGATTATTTCCGCAACTTGTGCTTGATTAGCGGTTGGATTTAATAATTTAAACTCAATAGCATCAAGCATTTTTGCCTTATTTTCTCTTGCCAAAATATGTTCCTCCTTTCGGAAATTTTCGGAAATAAAAAAGTCACCACAATGTGATGACTAATTGGTTAACCATAGATAAATAGCAAATGAATGCTAAGCCTATTGCCTACCCATTCTGGGACACTTCTATTTATCAAACAGGCTTTGCACGAATCGAACGTGCATACCCAGTTGTCGTCTCAACTCGCTGTACCGCCATCAGGCTACAAAATAACAAGTTTGATTGTAGTTAGGCGACTAAATAAAATAGTCAGTGATTAAAAGGTTATCTCTTCTTGTTATTTTGATAATACTATAATAACATGTAAAAATATGTATAAACTATCTTATTACTGTATAAAAACTAGCTAAAAACTCCTTCCTCAGCAAGCAACACACCCTCTCTGTACAGCTCTGCAAAAGCTAACAAAGCAATGTCAAGTGTATCATAGTAAAAGCTCTCTGACATACACAATTCTGTATAAACAACCTTATCTGCCTTTTTATAAGGCGCTAAGTATTTGTCATACAAAATCCTGCGTCTCTCTGGCTCTAGTATCATACTGACGGCTTGCTCAATCGCATCCAGCTCTTGTTCTGCTGACACACGGTTGAGCGCTAGTCTCTCAACAGGCTTGCTTGGCGTTCCATACGGTTGTCTTGGCTCAAAGGAATAAGTGGCTGTCACTTTTTGAGTATCTACATCATTAGCTATCCTTCGCCAGCGTGGATACTCTCTCAATTTACGCTTGGCATTAGATTTTGTTTTTTGGATATCAATCTCAGGAAAAAACGTCATGAAAGCCCCCAATATGGTATAATTTATTTAAGCTTAAATTTAACCAAGGGGGCGTTCCGTGTGGACGTCTTTTTGTTTTGTGGAGAAAAGCCCTCTCTTTCTTTTTTTATTTTTGACACAGGCGTACGATGTCAGTATTAGCGCCTTGAATAATAACAAATGACCGATAATCTGCGTTAGATTTGTTTTGGTGTAAGGAGGTTCTCGTTTCTATTTTTTAATTTCGGTCCACCCCCACAGAGCCATCGCAGGCTCTTGAGCGCTTGCGTGGGAATTTAATTGCTCAACTGACCGACATCAATGTCGGTCAGACTAGGCTCTTGAGCGCTTGCGTCTAGTTCTCTTATCGCTCTTTTCGCTTCTTCAATGTTCATTTTTCATCTCCCGTTCCCTGTCAGTTCAGCAATCCGCTTTGTCTGTCTCTGATTTTGCTCGCTAGCACGTTTAAGCTGCTTTTGTGTCCTGCTTAGCTGTGTACGTAGTCCTGTGATTTGCGACTCGTAATATTGTCGTGCGTCGCGATAGCTAAAATACGACACGGTTACCATCATCCCAAATATTGCGATTGCAAGAAACAATAGTGCTTTCCAATCGTTTTTTAGGACATTAATTATTTTATTCAAGTCATCACGCAAATTTTGCAATAATTCATCTGTTGTCATTCTTCCACACTTTCTATCAGGTCGCTGTTCTGATATATATTCCCGATAACTTCGCAGTCCTCGTTTCTTAACCACAAATCTGATCCGCGTCGTCTATTGTCAATTCGCCAAGAACCACCTCTGAATTGATTCACTTTAAAAAATTCTAAATCACTAGTAATTGTATATTGTAATTTCACGACGTCTCCCTCAAAAATCTCAACACCGTTTTTATCAAATAGGCCTGTGGATTGCATGAGAATATAATCACCAAGGTTATCCTCGACAAAATGAAACGTCTCTAAGCGACCAGAGCGAAACTCATCATCTGCTAAGCTGCATCTGTATATTTTGCGTTCACTTGATTTAAAGCCATCAATGCTATACATTTTTTGGATCTTTTTATTAAATGCTCTAAATTTTGGTATCATTATTACTCCTCATTCCATATAGTCATCATAAATCCAAATTTGGTCTTTACTAAGTATTAAATCGTGTCCTGTTTTATCTATTAATATTTGTAATTGTTCGAGATTATCAATTTTTATAAAAATATCAGGAAAATAACCAATTTTTGTAATTTGATAATGTATGCCGCATGATTTTAAATCTTCAACATATTGTTCATCTTTAAAGCTGGCTGCATGCAACTGGTAAATACAACCATTAAATTTTGATTTACTGTACGGATAACGATTTGGTTTCTTCATTCCACTTCCTCCAACTTTTTAATCAACCAATCAAGGTTCTGCCGTGCTTTTTTGAGGTCTTCAACACCATTTTTAGCGTGATACCGCAAAAGGTACTTAACAGCATTGCCCCAGTAAAAACCTTCCTCGTGCTCTGGACAAGCTGAAAAGTTTTTAACCACATCGATTGCTTCCATGCCATGCCTGCCTTGATAGTGTGATGGTTTTTTAATGTTATCTGTCGTATCCTGACAAGCAGCTTCAAGCTCCTCAATTTTTTTTAAACGTATCTTCCGTCAGCATCTCTCCACCTCTCTCAAATAATATTCTGTCGCTCGCTTATCATTAGATAACTCTAGCTGTCTAATAAACTGCATTGCTTCTCTTTTTGTTGCGAACTCGTGCTCCTTAAACAGTTTTTTGTCATAAACCATGTAAGTCGCTGTAATACCTTTGTTGTAAACTCTTACAACGTGTTTTTTAGTAGTAGTCATGTGTCTCCATTTCTAAAATTTCAATCGCAATGCGGTATTTCCCTTTTACGTTGCTTAATCCTCCATACCTAAACGTGAGTGATTTTATGATTTCGTGATTGTCATCATCCCAAACACCAGCGTCCGTAAAGCCGTCCAAAATTGCTTTTATTGTCGGATAAATATTTGGAGGGTCAAATCGTCGTTTTGTCGGCGTAAACACTGTCACGATAACTTTGCAAGGATTGTTTTTAGTGTGTTTTTTAGTCAGTCCGTTTGATTTTAGTTTAGCTAATTGTCGTAATCCTTTTGTGATACTAGCTGATTTTCTAAAATGCAAGCGATCATTGCTTGATAACATTTCCTTTTTCTGTTTTGTGTTTGATAAAACAAATTCATAATACATATATTCTCTTAAAATCCACACTCGCCCTAAAATTGTGTGTGAGCATTGGCAAGGACGAGTGTAGCAATTCTTCATATCATCAATCCTGTTAATTTGACGATATTCCAACTTTCCTTTCTCGCTTGGAAAATATTGGTATTACAAAGGCCGAGCTTCACTTTGCAATAGGTTGTTAATTAACTTCTTCGACGCCTAATATTCTCAGCTTATGGCTTCCGAATCTAAGTAAATGGTCGTACGTTTCTTTAAATGCTATCGGAGCCATGTGCTGATTTTCTGCTTCGATTTCTGCACCTATGTCTAGATTTGCAATCTTAGCTGATACATAGTATTTAGTCATTTTTATCTCCTAAAAAATCATTACTCTTTGCGTTAATTGATTGGCTCTACAATACTCGCAATGACCGCAAGGATCAGGCTTTTCTACGTCTTTTTTAACGTCATCTAATCGCTTAATGCTTTGTGCTAGGCTATCTAACTCCATCTGCATAGCATCTATACTTTGGATTCTGATAGCCCTTGTGTCTGGCGGCGTTTCTTTGGTCACTGCATAAATAATCGGCTCAAACGGTTTGTTATACTTAGCTTCTAGCATGTTTTTGTAAGCAGCCATCTGCAAAATATATCCATAAGCTTCAAACCATCTGACACGCTCTTCTCCATTCCAGATTGTGTCGTCAATCGGCCCTTTTGTTGTTTTGATGTCTACAAAATAGCCACGTTCAACATTCAAGCAGTCGATTTTACCCTTGAATTCAACCTCGCCAAGAAATCCTGTGATTGCTGCTTCTTTTTCTCCTTGGTATATGGCCATGAAGTTACTGTCATTTTTAAGTGCTTCAATCATCTGTTCTGCGACTAAATAGTCTTTTTTGAGCTGACCTTTGGTTGTTCCTCTGGTCGAAATCATTTCAGAGCCGTTTTGGGCTTTGAATTCTTCATGAGCTTCTTTACTCTCAAAGTAAGAGTGGACATAGTTCCCGACGAGCAGCGCAGTGTTATCTCTGGTATCTGTCCAATCCCCTCGTAATTCAGCAAGCGCCCTTGCCTCACATTCTCTAAAACGCTTGTACTGACTAATAGACCAGTATTTAATCGCTGATTCACGGCTATAATAGTCCTTTCCGAGCAAGTCTAACTTCGTCATGGCATCAAGTCTCCGAGATTATCAAAGAGGTTGCCTTCGCTAGCTAATACTTCGCCAGTCTCTTGGTCAAAATCGGGAACCTCATCTGCTGGATAAGACGTATCTTCTAAAACCGTCTTATTTTCGTCTGTGAGCGTTTTTTCTGGCTCTGAATGTAAATATTCACTTGCGTCTTTTAAATTGCTAGGAGCGTCCTTTTTTCGCTCTGGTGATCAATTAAGTCATCAAGACTATTTGTTTCTTGTGGGGTGATGTCTTTTGGAGTAGAAATCGTTGAATCTTGATTATCTTCCTCGATAGCTTTCTGCATCTCAACTGATAACGGACCATATTTACTCAAAATATCTTTTAAAATAGTTTTTTGAGCCATTGCATCAAAGTCTGTTTTCCAAGGACCGCTAGCAAACGATTTTGAAAATTTCTTTCCATGTGCAGTTACTTTTTCTACTGTCCAAAAAGAAACTTTCTCGAATCCATTTAAAAGTTTAAAAGCGGCAAAATACCCTACAATTTCATCTTGTGGCTTGCTAAAGTCAAGGATTAATTCCTCGAACAAAGGGTTGTAAGAAATTAATTGTGATTTATAGACGATACCTGCATTAATATTTTTGTATTGTCCGCTGCGCTGAGCTAACTCAATCAACCCTTTATAGCCTAATTGGAATTGTGCTTGACCTTTGTACGGAACTAAATAGGCCCTTCCTAAGCTTGGCTCAATAGGCAGATTTAACACGGCTGCTTTCATAGCTGCTGCATAAATAGATTCATTAGATGCCGATTTCAAACTTTGACTACCTTGTAGTACTGACAAGATGCTTATTGCGAACTGTGTCCCGGCGCCTTTCCAAACGTCATCAAAAGCTTTTTGAATTGTTGGGGCGTTAAAAAATTGTTTGTGTGTGTATGTTGATAATTGATTTGCCATCTCTATTCACCTCCAAAAACCTGCTCAAACATTCCGTTTACCATACTTTTAACTTTTTGCTCTTTTGTTAACTCTGGAACATCCTCGCCATCAATAAATTTTAGGTCATATGATGCTTCGATAACTACAACATCACACCCAAGCGTTTCGACTAAATTATCGATTTTATCTTTTTGTATGTTGTAAGCTTCTTCTGGTAAAAATGATGCCAGTTGAATGCTATCTGTAAGTTCCACATTATAAGCAAGTACATCTTTTTTGTTTTTGAAACTCTTTAAAAAACTTCCGTCTTCAGTGTTTCTTAGCACTACAATTTTTTCTTTGATGTTCATTTCATTTCCTCTTTTTGTGTTTTAGTTATCTAAAATATGTTGTTTAAAAACCCATTTGCTATCAATTCTGCGGTTTGGGATTAATTCAGGCTCCACATCAAATTCCGTCTCGATATAGTCCATCAAGTCCTCATCCGTATAGTCTTTAAATTCTTTGTACGTCCGCTTTAGCGTAGGTTCATCGCTGCCTCGTAAGCAGTCAATCGTAAAGATAAGCGCATCTCTAAAATTGCTATCGA